GGCATGGGTGGGGTTAAAAACAACCGATTAAATAGGATTGATAATTTATTTCCAGTTTGTAGGTCTTGCCACAATTTAGCACATAAAGACAAATCTATTAACGAGGAATGGAAAGTAAAACTTCAAGAAAAAATATATCATAAAGAGTGGGAAAATTTACATGATTAAAAATGAAATACCATTTAAAAAATTTGTTATTCATTGTAAGGAAACAAAATACTACAATGTTACTATTAAAGCACTTGATTATAATATAGCCGAAGAAAAATGGCAGAGCATAGCCAAAACAAGGGATTATCTTACACTTCACAAAGATTTAGAAGTAATTAGCATAAGTGAAGAAAATGACTGATATTTATAGCTTAGAATTTGATCCCAATAAAATATCTCATCAACAAGAACAACTTGGAATGAGGTTTGCTGATTTAGATACGGCAGTCGAATTAATGAAAAAAGAAGAAAAAATGATAATTGCAGAATTAACCATTTACTTCTCAAGGCAAAAAAATTATAAGAATATTACAGAGTTAAATGGTTTAATTTACTCTGATAATAAATTTAAGGACTATCTTGATAGATACGAGAGAACCCTTAAACAAAGGAATCAAGCCAAAATAAGGTTTGAAACCTTTAAAGCCTTCAGAGATGACTTAAGAACTAAAGTCGTCAATGAAAGGGAACTGGCTAAAAACTTATAGAAAGGAGTTAAAAATGTCAGAAACTCAAAACCAACAAATATTGGAACACCTAAAAAAAGGTCTTACAATAACCCCTCTATTAGCTTTAAATTCATTTGGGTGCTTTAGATTAAGTGCTAGAATTTATGATTTAAAGCAAGATGGTCATAATATAATAAAAAGGACAGTAACTTCAGACCATGGCGATAAACATTTTGCTGAATATACTCTTTTAAAATTAAAGGAGGGCAAATAATGTCAGATAAATTAATAACTGATGAAGATATTGCTGATATTGATAAGGTAAAAGAACAAGCTATTGCCAAACATATGAGTGATATTAAAATTATGAGCAAATTAATTTTATCTCTAAATGAATATCTTATTAGGTTTGGAAGAACCAGTAATGTTCATGATCAATGCTTTGATTTAAAACAACAAGTAATTCAAAACAGAGATCATTTGCAAGATTGGGTTAACAAGATATGATTGAGCATTTTGAAAAATTTAATGATTATGGAAAGGGTTTACTTCCATTGTCATTTAGTCATCTTAATGAGTTCGCTTTTTATCGTGAAAGGTGGGCATTAAGAAGAATATTTGGGTATCAGTTTCCAACATCTGCACCTGCTATTAGAGGGCAAGTTGTGGAGTCTGGTATCAATATGTTTTTGCATGGCATACCTTTAGAAGAAGCAACTGAAAAAATGATAGCTGAATATGATGCTAACTGTTTAGATATCAATGATCCTAAAGTAGATATAGAAAGGGAAAATTTAATTCCTTTGCTTGAGTTAGGGACTAAAACTTTTCAAGAGTATGCTTATAGGTGGACACTGTTAGAATACCAAAAAAAGGTTGAACTTGATATTAATGGTATTCCATTCATAGGATATACAGACTTTCATTTTGAGGATAAAAACACTAAGGAAGATTTTTTTATAGATTTAAAAACTTCTAAAAATTTACCCCAAAAAATAAGTATATCCCATGCTATGCAACAATCTATTTATCAAAAAGCAACTAATAGTAAACAAATATTATGGTATCTTAAAAACCCTACGAAAACAAAAGATGCTGAATATATTGCTATGACATTAGATGATTATTCACAACCTATGAAAATATGTGAACATATAGTAAATGTGATGGCAAACTATTTAAAAACTGTTAATAATCCTAGTGATATTAGAGATTCTTTAGTTCCTAATCCAGATAATTGGATATGGAAAGAGGAGAATGTTTTAAAAGCTAGAAAAGAAGTTTGGGGTTATTAACCAAAAAATCCCTTTGGGTTTAGGCTCAAAGGGGTTATAACAAAAACAATATTTTATGGAGCAAATAATGTTTATAGAAGAAAATTCAAAACCAAAAGAAAAATTAAAAGCATGGTATTTATTTACCGAAGATTTTATTGCAGGCACTCAGCACCTTACAAACGAGCAAGTTGGGGTGTATATAAGGTTGCTTTGTTTTAATTGGAATAAAAAATGTAGTGGTTTACCAAGTAACAATATGGAACTTTATAGGATTGCTAATTGTTTTACTGATGATGAAAAACAAGCATGTAATAAAATTATAAAAGAGTTTTTTGTTTATATTAATGATCACTATCAAAATGAAAGGCAACTTCAAGAGTTTCTATATATTACTAGGAGAATGGAAGCATCTAAAGAAAATGGCAGACTTGGTGGCAGACCAAAAAAACCTAGCGAAAACCCCCCTACCCCTACCACTACCCCTATCACTAAACAAACCAAAGATAATTATAATGCTTTTTTTAATAAGTTTTGGAATAAAGTTACTAATAAAATAAGCAAGGGAATAGCAGAAAAAAATTATATGAAGCTAGAAGAAGAATGGATTGAATCACCAGATACTTTATCTAATATGTATAATGATTACTATAAATCTGTTGAAGATAAACAATTTGCTAAACAACCTGCATTTTGGTTATCAGCTAAAAAATATTTAGATGTTAAAGCTAAAAAGGAAGATGTTGGGGGTTCTGAACCTTATTTCCATAGACTCAAAGTTTTTAAAGAAGCAGTCAGAAATAAAAAAGGAAGTAGTTTTATAACAAAATATGCAAAACAACACCCTTATGACGTTGAAAGAGCTATTAAAGAAAATCATTTCACTAAAGAAGATGCAGTTAATTATTTAGATATGGGGAGTTGGGTATGAAAAGAAACCAAAAACTTGAACAAAACTTTTATGATTTAAGGAAACTTTACGAGGAAACCAAAGCACAAAGTATAAATGATCATAATGACAGGTTTGTTGATGTTCCTCAAAATGTTGCTGATTCTGATAAATATGGAAAAGTAAATTTAAAAGGTTATATGGATTTTTATTTATCGATGAAATCAAATAGGCAAATAAAAGATTTATCAACACCTGCAGGTTTGACTGCAACAAATAAAAATTATCAAAGTTAGAGGATTAAATGAATATTATTCAAACTGAAATAGAAAAAGTAATACCATACCAAAATAACCCAAGAAAAAATCAATCAGTTGAAAAAGTTGCTAGGTCAATACAAGACTTTGGCTTTCAGCAACCTATAGTCGTTGATAAAGATATGGTGGTCATTGTAGGTCATACTAGGTTATTAGGTGCTAAAAAACTTGGAATGAAGGTTGTACCAGTCGTACAAGCTGATTTAAGCGATGAAAAGGCTAAAGCCTATAGAATAGCTGATAATAGAGTTAACGAGGACTCTGGTTGGGATAATAAGCTGTTACAAGATGAATTAAATAAATTGTTAGACTTTGATATTGATTTAAACATTACTGGTTTTACAAATGATGAATTAGATAGTTTATTTTCAAAAGAGGAAATAGATTTTATTGAACCTGCAGAAGAAATAATTAATGACGATAACCATTTATTAAATGATGTCAAGATGATACAGTTATTTTATGAACCAAAACATGAAGTAAAATTTAGAGAAATAATTGAAAAAGTAAGATTAGAAAATAATATAAATAATATATCTGATGCAGTTTTGCATTGTGTTTTAAATGAGGAAAAGAAGCTAAAAGGGTAATTATGAAAAAATTAAAACTGCAACCAATAATGACGGAAAAAGAAGCCGATAATTTAATTGGTGCTTTTTTAAATGAAAGCCATATAAAACATTTAATATCAGAAGATACCGAAGTTTATAAAGAAAATGGCGATTTGTTATGTGTTTTGAAAAAAAATGCAGTTCCTAAAAATATATTAGAAAATGCAAGAATACCTTTTAGAAAATCAGCTATGAAATCAAATAATAGGGGTTCAGCTTCTGGCGATATTGATAAACTGTATAAAATTGGCGATAAAATAGATGGTCGTATTATTGGCAAAATAAATGGCAGTAAATATATTCCTATTTTAAGCAATGGTAAATTATCCAAAACAAGTTATTCATTACCAGTTAACAGTTCAGTTATAGGTTATATGGATAGATACCCAAGAATACCATATTGTAGAACTACTGCTTTTTCACAATCACATTTTAATGAGTATAGCCTTTGTATTCCTTATATTCAGAGTATAAATCAAGTATTTAAAAATTATGCACCCAATAGGTATAAATTACAAAAGGCTATGGCAGATGCTTCCTCTCAAGATTTTATTATAAGTAATACTGCATTTACAACTGTAACTGTTAATAAAAATTTTAGAACTGCAGGACATAAAGATCAAGGCGATTTAAAAGAGGGGTTTGGTAATCTTGGAGTTATTTCAAGGGGAAAATATAAAGGATTTCAAACAGTATTACCAAGATATGGTGTTGGCTTAGATATAGGGCATGGCGATGTGGCTTTATTTGATGTTCATGAAGTTCACGGAAACACCGAAGCAAAAAAAATAAGTTATTTTGAGAGAATATCAATAGTTTGTTATTATAGGGAAAAAATGATCTATTGTGGAACTAAAGAATATGAACTTGAAAGAGCAAAAACAGAAACCAAAAAAATTGCACTTCCAGAAGAATTATTGAAAGCTGATCAAATTAAAAAAAGCATATTCCAATAATGTATTATCCAATTTATATACCAAGTAAAAATAGACCAGAGGGTAAATCCTTTGAATTATTAAAAGATATTGATACAGAAAAATATATAATAGTAGAACCACAAGACATTGAAAAATATGAACATTTTAAAAAAGATTTTAATATTCTTACATTAGAAAAAAACAATCAAGGTCTTTATTATGTGAGGGATTTTACAAAAACATATGCTGAAAAAACAAATGTTAAATGGTATTGGGTAATAGATGATGACATTTCTAAATTCTATAGAACTGAAAATAATAAAAATAAACCTATAACACCACATGAAGCACTTACAAGTGCAGAAGAACTTTTTAGCTCTATGCCAATAGCTTTAGGTTCTTTGGAATATCAGCAATATGCTTGGAGTCAAAAAAAACTTTTTAAAATAAATTCCTATGCTGATTGTGTTGTTTGTTTTAATACTGAAAAAACTAAGAAATATAATTATGACTTACAATTTAAGTTAAAAGGCGATAGAGATATGGCTTTACAAATAATGAAAGATAAACAGTATGTAATGAGAGCTTTGCAAATATCTTTTTCATGCCCTAAATTTGGCAGTAATAAAGGTGGTCTTTTTGATGTTTATAATAAATTAAAACTTGAAAAAACTATGGCAGAATTACTGGCTAAGAAATGGGGCAATAGATACGTTATATTGCAAAAGAAACCAACCAAAGATGGCATTAGGTATGATGCCAAAATAAATTGGAAGGCATTTAGTGTAAAAATAAATTAATTACTTTACTCAAAGGGAAAATGAGGATTATGGCAAGACCAAAGAAATATCAAATAGACACAAAACAATTAACAAATTTAGCAAAATTAGGGTGTACGAATATAGAAATGGCAGATTTTTTCGGTTGTTCATCAGACCTTTTAGAAAAGAGTTATTCGGAATATCTGACAAAAGGAAGAGCAGAGCAAAAAATGAGGTTAAGGCAACTCCAATGGAGAGCTTGTGAGAATGGCAATGTTAGTATGCTTATATTTCTAGGAAAAAATATGTTAGGGCAACAAGATAGGCTAGAAGAATCAGCATCAGAAGAACCATTACCATGGACTAATTAATGCCTTTAACTAAACCCCAATCAGAAGTAATCAAAGATAATTCAAGGTTTAGAGTTTTAATTACTGGAAGAAGATTCGGCAAAACTTATTTAGCAATTAATGAATTAGCAAAATTTGCAAGTCAGTCAAATAAAAAAGTATGGTATGTAGCACCAACTTATAGACAAGCTAAACAAATATGTTGGAATGAATTAAAAGAAAAATTAATTGAACATAAATGGGTTAAAAATATAAATAATAGTGATTTAACTATAACCTTAAAAAATAATTCTAAAATTACATTAAGGGGTGCAGATAACGAACAATCATTAAGGGGGGTGGGTTTAAACTTCCTTGTAATGGACGAGTTCGCTGATATTCATAAAGAAGCATGGTATGAAGTTCTAAGACCAACATTATCAGATACCAATGGTCATGCTTTATTTTGTGGCAGTCCTAGAGGTTTTGGAAACTGGAGTTATGAATTATTTAAACAAGGTGAAACCAATAATGATTGGCAGAGTTTTAAATATACTACACTTGAGGGTGGTCAAGTATCAGACAATGAAATAGAACAAGCTAAACAAGATTTAGATATAAGAACATTCCAACAAGAATATGAAGCAACATTCGTTAATTATTCTGGAATGATTTATTATAATTTTAATAGGCAAAAAAACATTATTGAAAAATACAATAAAAATAGTAGTTTGTTGCATATTGGATTAGACTTTAACGTAGACCCCATGACTGCAGTTGTATCAATTATTGAAAAGGATATAATTATAGTAGTTGATGAAATACAAATTTATTCTTCAAATACTCAAGAAATGTGTGAGGAAATAAGGAATAGATACAAAAATAAAAAAATAATTGTTTACCCAGACCCCAGTGCTAGACAAAGAAAAACATCTGCAGGTGGTTTTACTGATATATCTATATTGAAAAATGCAGGATTTGATGTAAGATGTAGAAATACGGCACCTCTTGTGAGGGATAGGATTAACTCAGTTAATTCAAAACTTAAAAATGTAAATGGAAAAAATAATCTGTTGATTGTAAAATCTTGCAAAAATGTTATTAAAAGCATAGAAAGACAGATTTATAAAGAGGGTACACATATTCCAGATAAGGATAGTGGCTATGACCATATGAACGATGCTTTAGGTTATCTAGTCGAGTTTAACTTCCCATTAAGAAGGAATTTTGTTTCAAGCCCTCCGAAGAGGTGGAGTTAATGAAAGAATTGCTTAAAAATAAACATGATCTTTGGCACTCAAATATTTCAAACTGGGAATTTTACATAAGGAGCTATTTAGGTGGCAACGATTATAAAAATGGGTATTATCTACATAGATATATTTTAGAAAGTCCAGAAGAATATGATGCTAGAGTAAGGCATACCCCAGTTGACAATCACTGTAAAAATGTTGTGCAAATATATACTAGCTTTTTATGGAGAGTGCCACCAACGAGAGATTATGGCGATCTAGATGGTGATTTACAATTATCTTCTTTTTTACAAGATGCTGATTTAGATGGTAGATCATTCAATACTGTAATGAGAGAAGTACAGATGAATGCTAGTATTTATGGAAACTGTTGGGTTATAGTTGATAAACCACAATCAAATGCAAACACTAGAGCCGAAGAACTAGCACAAGACATAAGACCATATCTTTCAATTTATACACCAGAAAACATCGTTAATTGGAATTATAAAAGGTCAGCGAGTGGTAGATTTTATTTAGATTTATTGGTGGTAATTGAAGATATTAATTCAGAAAGAGCAATTATAAAAGTTTTTACTGAAGAATCAATAATGACTTACGAATATGAAGAATATGAAAAAGAGTATACAGACAAAGAACCAAAACTAATTGAGGAAATACCAAACCCAATAGGAACTATCCCTGCAGTAAATGTTTATAATTTAAGGGGTAATAAAAGACCGATAGGCATAAGTGATTTGGCAGATGTAGCATATCTACAACAATCTATTTACAATGATTATTCCGAGAAAGAACAATTAATTAGACTAGCCAATCACCCAAGTTTAGTTAAAACACCTAATGTTGAAGCAAGTGCAGGTGCAGGATCAATAATAGAAATACCAGAAGATTTAGATTCAGCATTGAAGCCTTATATAATACAACCAAGTGGGCAAAACCTTGATGGCATAATGAAGTGTATACAAAATAAAGTTGATGCTATTGATAGGATAACCCATATGGGAAGTGTAAGGGCAACTGGTTCACAAATAGCAAGTGGCATCGCATTACAAACAGAATTCCAATTACTAAATGCTAGACTATCAGAAAAGGCAGATTACTTAGAGAATGCAGAAGAACAAATATGGTCATTATTTGCTAAATGGCAACAAAAGGAATGGAATGGTAGTGTAAATTATCCTGATACTTTTGATATTAGAGATTGGGCGAATGATCTGCAATATTTACAAATGGCTAAAGCTAGTGGGATTAAATCAGAAACTTTTAATAAAGAAATTGATAAACAAATAGCTGAAACAGTTATAGACGATAACGAAACTATAAAAACTATAAATGACGAAATAGATTCTATGCGAACAGTAAGAGGACAGTTTCAAACAACAGAAGTTGAGGGAGAAACAGTTGGCGAGGAAAGTTAAAAAAGATAAAAAAACTAAAATACCAAAAAAATATTTATCTGGATTAAAAGGTGCTAAAAGAACTAAAAGAGCAAATTTATTAAAAAAGGTAAGTGCTTTATATAAGTCAGGTGCATATATTCCAATGTCATTGTTAAAAAAAAGGACTAAAGCATAATGGCTAGTAAATTTAGGAAACCTTTATCAGCAAAGACTTTAGCAACACTTAGAGCAAAAGCTAAAAAATCTAAATTATTTAATTTAACTGATTTGAAATCTAGTTTTCGTAGAGGGCAAGGTGCTTTTTTAAGTGCAGGCTCAAGACCTAAAATACCAATGAATGCTTGGGCGATGGCGAGAGTCAACAAACTTATAAGCAGAGGAAGGTCTGGAACATTTGATAAAGATTTAATTAAACGAGCCACCAAAAGAAAACGTAAATGACTTTATGCAGAAACCTAAAAAAATATGTATTATTTGTAAGGTGTATTTAATTGAAGTCTTAACAGATGTTTATAAATGTCCAGTTTGTAGAATGATTGTAAATGAAAGGTTAGATGAAAAAAGTAAATGGCAGAATATCAAGGAAGAAAAGTAAATTTAAATAAACCTTTTAGATTATCAACATCAGAATCAAAAAATAAAAAATTTGGTGTTTATGTAAAAAATAAAGGAACTGGTCGTGTTAAGAAAGTTACTTATGGAGCAAGGGGAATGTCTATAAAGAAAAATATTCCTGCAAGGCAAAAATCTTTTTTAGCTAGAATGGGTGGTGTACTTAAAAAGGTCAAAGGGCAAAAAACACTTTCACCTGCATACTGGTCTATTAGAGCTTGGAAAAAAAGTTCGACTTTGTAAATGTCTAAAATATTAGAAAAATTAGCTGATCAACATGAAGAACGTATAATAAATGTATTATATCTTCTAGAAGATGATATTATAAAAGAAGTAACAAAAGCAACTAAAGGTCAGCTTGTATCACAAAGATTAGCTATCCAATTACAACCGAAACTAAGAACAGTTATAGAAGCAACCTTTTTAAATGAAGCTGATTTAATTATAAATGAAGAATATAATAAAATTGCTAAAGTTGTTTTAGATACATTCAAAGAAATGCCAATACCTAATAAATTTAAAAATCTTACAGAAATAAATCTTTCAACCATCAATGCACTTAAAAGTCAATCGTTTAGTGGGTTTGAAGATATAGCCGAACGATTTTTAAAAATTATCAATGATGAAGTTTATCAAAGTACAATCGCAGGGAGACCTTTTGATGATATGGTTAAAAATATAAGGCAACACATAAATGGTGTGTACCAAAAATCAAACACTCGTGAGATAAATGAATTAGTTGATTTTATTAACGAGAATAAATTTGATAACTCAAAGTCTAAACTTGTAGATGAAGCAGTAAGGAAATTACATACACAATATGCTTCTGATAGAGCAGGAAATAATTTAAGGAGGTATGCTAGTCAAATAGCTCACGACTCTGTAATGCAGTTTCATGGACAGTTTACAGTATCAAAAGCAAAAGAGTCTGGACTCAAGCATTATCGTTATACTGGCACTCTTGTAAGGGATAGTAGACCTTTTTGTCAAAACATGTTAAATAAGACATTAACCGAAAAAGAGATTCGGGATATTTGGAATAATCAAGGTTGGTCTGGTAAATCAACTGGCGATCCTTTTATAGTGAGGGGTGGTTATAGATGCAGACACACTTGGATTCCCACCAACCCAGATTGGGATATATAGGAGCAGTAAATGGAAGAAAATAAAGTTGAGCCAACAACTGAAACTCAAGAAGAAGCCAAGGTAAAAGAAACAGAAGTTAATGAAAAAACTTACAATGTAGATCAAGTGCAAGATATGGTAAAAAGGCGATTAGCACAAGAAAGAAGCCAAATTTATCAAAAACTAGGTGTTGAAGATTTAGATATTGCAGTTAATGCAATAAAAATACAAAAAGATACTGAAGAAAAGCAAAAAATACAAAAGGGTGAGTTTGAAGAAATTTTAAAAACTAAAACCCAAGAATGGCAAAATGAACGTAATAATTTAGAAAATCAACTAAAAGATATTAAAATAAATAAATCATTATTGGAATCAGCTTCCAAAAACAAAGCCATTAATCCAACACAAGTTGTAAGTCTTTTACAACCACAAATGAAACTAAATGAAACTGGTAATGTAGAAATACTTGATTCAAAGGGATTAACAAGGTATAACAACAATGGGGAACTTTTATCGACTGACGAGTTGGTGCAAGAGTTTTTAACACAGAACCCACACTTCGTTACTGCTACACCTAGTGGTAGTGGCTCGGTGTCAAATGTGGATAGGTCAGAACTTTCAAAGCCTTTAAATTTGAGTGGTTTAGATATGAATAGTCCAGAGGACAGGAAAAGATATGCTGAATTTAGAAAGCAAAGAAATTCCAAACCTTATGTGATTAATTCGAAATTATAATTTTTAAAGGAGTCTTAAATGGCAAACGAAACTACCAGTTCAACCATTTCGGAACTATACACCGAGATAGTTGCAGAAGCATTATTCGTTGCGAGTGAGCAATCTATAATGAGAAACCTCGTCAGAAACTACACTATTGTGGGTGGTGGCAAATCAGTTGAAGTACCAGTATATGCGACTGTATCAGCATCAGCAGTAAGTGAAGCATCAGACCTTTCAAACACTGCAGTAAACCCAAGTTCGGTTACTATAACTGCATCAGAAGTTGGTGTTATGACAACATTAACAGATTTAGCTAGAAACTCAGCATCAAGAAATGTTGCAGGAGATATAGGTAGATTATTTGGTGAAGCTATAGCTAGAAAAGTTGATGCCGATCTATCAGCATTATTTACTGGCTTTTCAACAGAAAAAGCAGGTGGGGCAGGTCAAGAGCTTACAGTTCAAGACATATTTGAAGCTAGTGCAGAATTAAGAACTGCCAATGCTCCGGGTCCATACTTTGGTGTATTCCACCCTAAACAAATATTTAATGTTAAAAAATCTTTAACTAATACATTTGTTGGTAGAGATACAGAACTTTCAAATGAAGCTATGAGAAGTGGTTTTGTTGGAAATATCGCAGGGGTTCAAATTTTCGAATCTTCAAATATTTCTGTAGATGGCTCTGATGATTCAATCGGTGGTGTATTTTCTCAAGATGCTTTAGCATTAGCTATGATGCAAGATTTAAAACTTGAAACTCAAAGAGATGCAAGTCTTAGAGCAGATGAAATTGTTGCTACTGCAGTCTATGGTGTTAGTGAAATCCATGATACTTATGGAGTTAAACTAACTGCAGATACATTAGCTACATAATAACTTAACTTATGGGGTGGGCAACCACCCCTTTTTATTAAGGAATTAAATTTATGGAAATGATTAAACTTGTAAAAGGCGACAGAACTATTGAAAGACCTAAAGTTGATTATGAAAATAATTTAAAGATTTGGGATATTAGAGGTTGGAAACCTTATGTTGAAGCCAAGATAGAACCCAAAGTTGATAGTGAATGGCAAAAAGAACAACCCAAGAAACCTAAATATAAAAAGGCTAAGTAATGGCTACAAATTTATTTAGTGTTGCTCATAGCGATTTACAAAAAATACAACCAGATATTCTAGGTTTTGGTATAACAGATTTTGAAAATCAAATGCAGTTTGCTGAAAACGATGTTCTTAGACGTATTCGTGAAGAATGGTGGGAAAGATATAGGCATCAAGTAAGATATAAAGATATAACCAAAATAACATCAGTTGAAATGGTTAACAGTAAACTTACAAACTCACAATGGCTTCAATCAGTCGTATATTTAACTTTATGGAAATATGCCTATCCAATATTAACTAAATGGCGAGACCCTGATACTGGCGAGGGCAAAGACACATTCCAAGTTCAAATTGATTTTTATAGAGATAGATACGAAGAAGAATTTAATGCTATTTTAAGAGATGGTGTCGAATATGATGAAGATGGTGGGGGTACTGTAAGCGATAGTGAAAAAGAATCATTACATCAATTAAGGTTGGTTAGATAATGGTCGCACTTAACATCAAGGTAAACACTATTGAAGTTGAGAAACATTTAAAAGAAATATCAAGAAAACAAAAGGCAGTTATAAATAAATCATTAAAA